GTGGAATAAAGTAGTAAACGGGCCATTGGGCCCGCAGGAAATTGACGGAGTGGAAGGGGCGTATTCATACGTCCCTTATTACGGGGATGGCGAACCGTCCGATCCAGTTCCAGTTGCTGGGGACCAATGGTACTGGCTGTGGTGGTCGGTAGATTTCGGCTGGGTCTGTAACTCAGAACCAGCCGGGCCGATGCCGGATTTTGACCCGACATCCTAACCCTTTTGATGTTTTCGGGGTTTCTGGCGCTGAACTCTGTCGCGCCGAGGAATACGGCAAGGTCACGTTAGGGTTTCACCACTTTTCGGCTACCCCTGCTCAGGCCGTCGCTATCCTCAAGCTAATCGGAAGCGCGTCATAACCATAAACCCCAGCACAGCCCGCCACTGCACCCAACTCAACCCCAATTCGGAGTAAGACCATGAATAAGACCCTCTACACTGAATACAAAGCCGCCCGCCAAATGGGCTATTCCGCCACGTCCGCCCTAGCCGTGGTCCGCTCATCCCTGAAAACCGCCGACCTTGGCTTGCCCCGCTATCCGGCTGACTGCGTGATCGAGAAAGACGGCGTGATGTTCACGATCAAGATCGAGAACGATACGGAATCCACTCCTTTCGACTGGGATTGCTTCTATGCCGAGCCTGAATCTGCTGGCTCCCGCCGCCGTGATTCTGAATCTGGCGTTGCTTTCATCACTGACAGCAGCGGGCGCTACCACGCATACCCACGCGCTGAAGCTATCGCCAAGTGCGCTGATATGCACAGATTGACTTGGCCGCGCTGCACTCGTTATCAGCAAGCCATTGAAGCAGTAGATGCTGAGATCAACTACTGGCACGAATGGCTGAACGACAGCCGCTATTTAATCGGCGTGATAGTCACCGCCGAATCAGCCGAGGGCTTCACCGCTGATGCGTCCCTCTGGGGAGTCGAAGCCGGAGACTCCCACGGCTCGTGGCGTGATATTGCCGCCGACTTGATCGCCGGGTGCGCTGGAGAGATTGCCGCACAGCAGCAGGACCGGATCGATTCGCTGGATGATGCATTGACTGCTGATGTCGCTGGCATTCAATACGCCTAACCCTTTTCCACAGCTACGCCAATTAGGCGTAGCTCAACTGGAGTAAACCAAATGCGCCTCTTTATCCTTGATGAAGCCGGGACATACCGAGCCGCCGCCCCGGCTGAAATCGTGGCCGCCGCGAAAGTGTCAATTTCCGGGCTTTACCGGCCCGGAAAAAAAATAGATCACCACTGTCTTGCTAAAGACCTGTTTTTCATCAGGCTCGCCGAGCGCGAGCAAGAAGTTTTTGCTGTGTTGTTCCTCGACAACAAGCACCGAGTTATTCAGTACGAAGAACTGTTTTTCGGCACCATTGACAGTTCCGCCGTCCATCCGCGCCAAGTCGTGAAACGCGCACTCCACCACAATGCCGCAGCCGTGATCTTGGGCCACAATCACCCGTCCGGCGAACTCGAACCGAGCCGGGGGGATGAGCTGATCACTAATAGGCTCAAGGAGGTACTAGCTATGATCGACGTGCGCGTACTCGATCATGTGATCGTCGGACGGTCTGGAGCAACCAGCTTTGGCGAGCGTGGATTGATTTAGATTTTCTTGCGCCCTGCTTGACCCTGATCACAAGTAGGGCAACAACCCCAACCGGAGCAGCAATACCAATGACTAAAGCCCAAATCAAACGCAAGCTAGTTTCTGGCGGCATGGATATGTCCGCTGTATCAGAAATATCCACCAGCGAAGTCGAGATTTTTATCGACGCTGGCAATCGTACCGCAGACCCGGCGCTGTATCCCGATTCTGATCAGCCTTTTATCGCGATGGGTCTGTCTGATCTGATGTATGTACAGGAGACAGCGCCATGACCGCTGGCGAAATTATCTTGCAGCAGTTGGGCGGAAATCGGTTTATCGTGATGACCGGAGCATCGCAGTTCGCTCAGGACCGCACATCGCTCCGCTTTGCCCTCCCGGCCCGTGCTGCCAAAAACCGCATCCGGTATTGCATCATCACACTAGCCGGCGATGACACATACGATATGGAATTTGGTACGGCGATGGGTGTGCGCTATCGTCTCGTAGCCGAGCGCCGGGGAATTTATTGCGATCAGCTTGCTGATGTTTTCACCGCTGAAACTGGGCTTTATACCCGCCTTTAACACTGGAGAAAAGCAATGTTTTACATCATCGAATCTGAATATGTTGGTCCTAACCCCGATCAGCACCTAAACGATCATTGTTATCTGGTGCAGACCGTCCCTGGCCGAAAAAACATGAGCCATGAAATTTGTATTGATGGTTGGCTAGGAACGACTAACGATTGGTCTGAAACTGCGCACGGCGAATACGATACGCTGGAAGAGGCTAAAACCCGGATTGATGAAATTCTGGGTAGCGAGTATCGGGAACCTGTGGAATCGTATGGCGATGAGATCGTTTATCAGGTCGTGGTCGGAAAACTCGAAAAATGGGACGCCGAAAACTCTCAGGCATGGTGTTATGAGGGTATGATCCAGTCAATCACAGCAGACAGCACCGATGCTAAGATTGATGATTTTATTTCCGAGTGCGCCGCCGATCTCGAAGACGAAGGGGGCGAACTGGATACCGATGCTGTTGAACGGATGTGCGTCAAACATCGTGACAGCCTGAAAGATGACGAAGACGAATAGCCAGCCCGCCCCTGCTATCAGGGGCTAACCTCACTCAGAGTAACCCATGACCATCATCGACGCACTGATCTACCTACATAAAAACCCGACTGAAGCCCGCGCTTGCTGTTTACAGCATAGCGACTATCAGGCACAGGACGGCGAACCGACACCCGATCAACTGATGATGACCGCAAGGTGGCTTGTCGATAACCGACAGGAGATAACCTTATGAAAAAATTTACCGTCCGAGATGTTCGTGCGGTCCACTTACTGAGCGCATCGCCATTTGTTGTTTCTGTAGATGGTGACAGCTATACCTGTGCGCAGCTTGAGCGGTCTTGGAGTGACAAGGCGCAGATTGAGATCATCAAGCGGGTGAATGATCAGCAGGACGCAGCAAAGGCCGCGATTGCGAACTCTTACGAAACAACTAAAAGGTGGGTAAACCAATGAAAACCTATTCCCAATGGACCAATTCAATGCTCAACATGAGCCAGTTTCTTCAACCCGGCGATCAGGTTGACGAAGAGATGTTTGACTACGCTCTTGGCGCTCTCCCGCCCGCATACTACCGAGACGGAATCATGGCAATGGGCGAGCCGACCAATCACACCCGCGACGGAACGCCGGTCTACGCGATATTCAGCTACGCCGGCCCAGACGATGCGCAGTATTACTATCTGGGGGACATGACGATTGCCGATGCTATCATCAGGGGCAAAGAAAAGCCGCTTCCTGTTTCTCGCCTGTACAAAGATTTTCTCGACTATTGCGAAAGTCGCGGCTGGGGGTTCCCCTGCACCGCTGAACAGTTCTATAACCGCGCCAATGCTTTTGTTACCGACCCTATTTTTGTCGGTTCGGACTATGAAGACGAAGGCTTCACCTTGACCCCTGGCTGGCAGATTGCCATGATTCACGACCTCTGCAAGCAAGGCGGTTGTGAAGTCGGCGCATAACCTACCCCATCACAATGCCCGCACCTTGCGGGCTTTTTCATGCCCGTCGATCCTGCTATCATCCCCTCGCCGCTATCTGCCAGACACCCACCCGGCCAAGCTCACCGACCCAACCGATTCACCCAAGCTGCACCTGTGAACGTAGACCGAGGATGACATAACGTAGACCAAGGATGACCACTATTTTTTTATTCTATTTCAAACTTTGAAACATCTCCCTGGATCGGGAAGCGTATTTCAGCGTACAGCGCATAGAACGCCCGTTCCGCCGTGCGCCGTTGGTCCTTAACGATACCGAGACTGACCTGCTCCAGTTCAGCCAGACGCCCCACCGGTTGTTGCTCCAGATAAATCTTGGTCAGTAGTTCCGCTGAACGCCCATCCAAGACCCGTAAGTGCTGCATAGCCCGCGTAGCGCATCGCACCAGATGCCCAGGCTCCACGTCCAGCGGCAGGCCGCCCCCCGGATAACCGCTTGACAGGCCAAATCCATCCCGAAACTGATCGATGCTGCTCCGATGCGCGAAGCCGCCGCCGCATAGTAGCCACTTCGCCCATCGTTCCAGGACGTACCGAGCAGCGTCTAAATCCGCACCAGTCACCCCTTAGCTCCCCCCACCTTACGATCCCACCGATGACCCTGGCGCGAGATGATTTCCCGCAGTTCGGGGCGACTCCGCAGTTGCTTTCTGACCACGCTATGGTGTATGCCAATGACCTGACAAATCCACAGGAACGACCCAGGCTCAAACTCATCCGAGGCGAACCACGCGCCCGCATCTTCCGCGTACTCTTCCCGCAGCCGCCTCGATTCCTCATCCGAGCAGCCGATCCAGTCCATGATCGCGCGGTACATCACGCTGGCCCATAGTGCCTTGATGTCACCATCCCCTTCATTGCCGATACCGTAACCGCTCATTGATGATCCTTTGTTGTTTACCATAATCCAGCGTAACGACGGGCGAAATAATCACAACTTAACCGTGAAACCAAACTGTTCAAAGTTCTTCATAAACACCAGTGCGTTCAATGGATTGAGTCTATCGAAATAGAAGAACGCTTGCCCACGGGTATTCCCACTCACCGCTTTACCGTCCACCTGATTGAACGCAATACGATGATCGATCAGGCACAGCGCCTCGGCGTGATATAGTAAACTTTGAAACCATTTGGTTTCAGTCGCGTTATTGACTAGAACGATCCCTGAAAAATCGCGCTGTATGTACTCATCAATAAACCGGTTTACCGCCACTTCCACCATTCCTCGTTGATAGGGCGGATTCATAAAAACGGTTTTAACATCCGGCCAAGGTTCGTTGCTGTCATCCAGCTTAGTCCTAATGGACTTCGCCTTCACCGTCTCATTCGCCACCGGATCAGAGTACGGATCGAACTCAATCTCCCCCAACACCGCCCGCGCCGCTTCGATGTACTTTGCCGGCGTAAACCAGTCGTTGCGGTCTACGGCTGGTTTCAAAGACCCGACATAGCCGAGCTTGCGGAAGTCTTGTTGTTCAGTCATGTTAGATAACCCCAAAGGAACAGGTTTAATATGGTTATCGCAATCCCAACTAGAATCCCAACAGCGCACCCAACCAGAATCCCGACAGCGTAATTAACCATCAATCCTCCTTAATCCCACACATCAAAATAGCAATAGCATCAGCTTCGTTGTTATCGAAAACGGCAGTAAACCCGCGCCGATGCGCCTCTTCGATCATAGCGTCCTTGCTGGCATTCCCCTTGCCGGTCCATGCTTTCTTTACAGTTCCGACACCGATACCCTGGTACGGAATGTTAAGCGTCTCACACCACTCGGTAAGTAGCGCCAGGAACCCGCCGTAAACGTGCGCGGCATCGGTGCCAACATGGCGCATCACCATTTCATAAACCACCCGATCCGGCTTGTCCTTTTCGAGTTCGGATAACCACTGGCGGAACTTCACAAAGCGCATCCCGCCACCCGATCCACGCTCGACTTTAAAATCAATCCAGCCGTGCATGATGCCGTTCTTTCCCTGAGTCGCCCAGCCGGTTCGCGTTCCTAAATCAATCGCCAGGGTTTTCATTCCCGACTCTCCAGCGCCAGCGCCATATAAGCCATACCATCCAGCAGATGATCGCGGTTAAAACTCATCGTGCCCTGCCGATTCCTTGCTAGTTTCAGGCAGACCATAAACATCCAGCCTTCGTATTCGGTTAAGTCGTAATGCGTGATCTCATTAAACAACTTCACCGTCGTCGCCATCGACCGTTCTTGCTCAACATCCCGTTCCGCTGCCCGGCCCTTAATGGTTTCCGCCGCTTCGGTTAAAAGCGCCGATGCGTCCATTTTACCAGAGGCAGAGGGCGTTGTGTTGTCAAATGCCGAATCAATACCGATCATGCCGCAACCTCCTTCTTCCATTCCCGATGATCCCGCAGCCATGCTGACAAGGTTTTGCCTTCCCGCACTTGCCCAGCAGGCGATAGTTTAGTTTTCAGCGCCTTGGATGTATTCGCTATGTCCTTAGCGATCAATCCCTCGGTCGCCAGCAGGTCATATAGCTTATCCAGCTTGCCCGGTACGTCTGGCGACCACGCCGCTCCGTCAATAAACTCTTTCCAGTAGGGTGTATCAGGGTTCTTGAGCATTTCCGCGTTCACTTCTTCCCTGACCCCCGCAATCCATCCCCCGTCCTGCTTCTCCCATTGATTACGCAGCGCAATCAGTTCAGCCGATAATTCCGGCTCACAAAGTTGATCCAGGTTTTCGAGTAGGTTCATCTCACACCTCCATAGGAATTTTCTTTATCATCGCTAAAATCTCATACGCGACCTGCGGGACAATCGCGTTTCCGAGCGCCTTCAACTTTGCGGCGCGTTGCGGGACTCCTTTAGCGACTCTGGGGATTGCGGGTTCGGCGTCGAAATGTCCAGCCATCCTTCCGGGTAGCCCATGAGCCAAGTCACCCAGTCGGGATTGAGACTGCCACCCGCCAGATTCGCTAATTGAACGCCACCTTTGACTGGATGAACCTTCCTTGGAGAGTGAGTCCTTGGATGTGATTGCGGCGTCGGCCACATAGCTACCGCACTCTGGATATTCATCCCCCCGTCTCGCCCTGCTGTCCCCGCTCCCGTCGCGCATGATGCGTGAGGGGTCGGCCACATCTGGCGAATCGGATAACCGTATCTGGCTTGTTCCGCTAATCCCCCCGGCGGAGTTGTTTTCCTCCCGATGGATTGCCGGAACTCCATTCTTTTTTGCAACGATTCCGTGGTTCTCTCTGTAATGTTCGTTGCTGTCGGTGTATGCCACAATCCAAACTCTGTCTCGTTTATGCGGGGCATTGACGGCGCAAGCTGGTATAACGAACGCTTGAGTGGCGTACCCTTCACTTTCCAGGTCAGCAAGCACACCGTCGAGCGCCATACTGATGATTCCGCTAACATTTTCACCAACAATCCAAGTTGGTCTTGCCTCGGAAATAACCCTAAGCATCTCAGGCCAGAGGAAACGGTCATCTGCCTCGCCTTGTCGCTTCCCGGCAGTAGAGAAGGGCTGGCATGGAAATCCGCCTGTGAGCAAATCGGCTCCACGATAGTCGCTGCCGTCAAAGTCTCTGATGTCGGAAATAACTGGCACTGCGGGCCAGTGCTTGTTAAGGACTTTCTGACAGAACTCGTCGCGTTCACAAAACACCTCGGTTTTAAATCCCGCCCAATGCGCGGCTAAAGCAAATCCACCAATGCCGGAAAACAGGTCGATGTGAGTCATCTCACACCCCAAAGCTTGGTTCAGTTTCAATCACATCGGGCGCAGCGATGGTCGGCGCATACACCGTCGGCGCTTTCCCGCTGCTGCTTAAAAACTGTTCACTGGGTCGGTCAAACCACAGCGGGATTTTAGCGGTCCATCCGGTTGCCCGGTTTTTGTCGATGGTCAAAACCGCATCTGGTTCTTGTTCCATATCATACGGAACTGGAATGCCCCTTAACTCCTGATCGGCCCGCGCCAGTTTCTTCTTCTTGTTCAGCCAGACAATCAGGATGTTATTCGCCACGTTCGTCATCGTCCCCGATCCCTTAATATCCAGGCTCTCTGCTTCCTGAGCGCCGTCTTTGGCTTTCTTGGGGTGAGCGACTAAATGCACATGACAGGAATGATCGCGGGCGAACTTTACTAAGGTCTTGGCAATCGTTGCCTGCTTACTCCAATCATCTTCCCTGATTCCCAACATCATCATACTATCCACCACAAACTGAGTCGCGTTGTAGCGTCGTCTGGCGTACAGAAACACATTGAGAATATCCACCATCGGGCTATCCCCCAGCTTATCGTAGATGTACATCTTGTCGTCCATCCAACTGTAAGCTGTTTCTAATTCAGCGTCGGTCGGCTGTTCTTGCGCGGTAATCTGCCGGCAGAACTTCAACACAGTGACCGCGCCCGGCATTTCCAAACTGGCGATGCAGCAGACGGTATCAGGATTAAAGTTGATCGCGTTAATCAGCGTGTACGACAGGAGCGTGGTTTTGCCGGACCCTAGATACCCAGACCACATACTAAACTCACCGGGCCGGAATGCAAACTTGTTGAAAGCGTAAGTATGTAACCACGGTAACGGCAATCCGACTGCGGTCATGGATGACGGGTTATTCAGCGCCCGGACTTGATCGGCAAATTCACGGGGGGATTTTAAATCGGGCGGGGCTAACGTGTCAGCATCACGAAAGCAAATAGCCAGTTCTTTCAGAGTGACGCCTTGTTTTAGGCATTCGTTCGCGTCTTTGTATGGGAGCTTGACGATTTTGCAGCGATGCCGGCCCAATCTCTCCACCAGTTCCGCCGCCGCTTCAGCGCCAGACTTATCCATATCCATGCACAAATAAATATCATCGAACCGTTCCAGATAGGGGTATTCGTTAGTGACCCACTTTTGTTTCTCACCACCGCCGCCGCCCATTGGCACTGACAGCGTAGAGAAGCCGTATTGATGCAGGGTCAAACAATCCGGTTCGCCCTCCGTCAGCACTACTGTTCTCGTTAAAGGATCAAGCGCCTGCCAGCCAAATAACACTGACTCAAAACCACCCCCAGATAACTGAGTATGTTTAATCTCCTTCCCGTCTTTCCCGACACTCCGTTTCAACGCCAAATACTTCACGCTGATCAACTCAGCCGGAGCATCGTCATAAACCCGGAACGACGGGAAGACGATGGTTCCAGGGTTATCCTGCAACTTATGAAACGGCGGCGCATTGCCCGCCATTTCCCCCAACCGAAACGCCCGCATGGTTTCCTCGGTAATGCCCCGGCTTTTGAGATACGCTGTCACCGGACTATCAGGAATCGGCGGCGCTTCTTCGGTGTCTGGCGCAGGCTCAACCTTCTTCGCTACCGCCTTCCACGCTGGGTTGCTTTTTGGCCGCTGATACTGGTTTTCACGGATCGGTTGCGGCTTGATGTCCTCGATCTTGAGGAACCGCTTGGCCTCCTTGATCGCTTTACCGAGCGAGATATGCCTACAGGCGCACCAGAGGTCTAGTAAGTCGCCTTTTTCGCTTCCGGCGAAGTCAGCCCACAATCCCGCCCGTTCGCCGCTTAAATGAACCTTTAAGGAGCTTCCGGCGCTATTGTCGGTATCGCCGACAACCCACTCCAAGCCGACCTTCTTTCCTTTGTCCAACAATTCCCGACAGACCGCCTCTGCGTCTTTCGCTAGTTTCCGTGATATGTCTCTGGGTAACTCGTTCATCGTCTATTCCCACGGCTTCCGTTCGCACAATTTCATAAATTCCGGCAGGCTTGGGGGCCAAGGAGAATCCCGCTCCAAACAGGCATTCAGGCCGCGCCTAAGCCGTTCTGGCGTGACCTCGTAAAGTGCTTCTGACCAAGTGACGACCGTTCGGCTGATTTCTCCCTTGCCGTCAAAGAAGCTCCCGAACGCTTCCCCCCATTTTGTTCCGTACATATCCCCCAGCGTCTTCCACAGCGCCGCCATAATTTCATCGGTCAATGCGTACTGCTGTAGCTGTAATGTCCTTTTCGGACTGACCTTGAGATGCGCCGGGAGTGATACCGGAACGCAAGAAGGCTTCGATCTGTTCGTCGTTAA